TAAAATTATTTTCAGCAAATGGTTCATAATACGAAATGAATACAATATCAAATAATTTTTGAGTACTTGCCTGAATAGGTATTTCTTTCTTGATATTAAAAAATCTATAATCAAATTCTCGTTGACTCACTATATTTTTTTTAGAAAATAAACAAACACCATCGAAGTTTTCACCATTTTGAAAAACATGAGTAATAGATTGATTAAACCACGGAACTTGATAATTAAATTTAAAATTTTCAACAATGTTAATATCTTCAAATACTGCCCAAAACATTGATGAGTTGACCTGCTCAGCAGCTAGTTTATAATCTTCAAACGAACTAATATTAAAAATTTCATAAGGCGCAGGATCACTAGCAACAATTTCAATGTCTTTTTTATTAGAGAAAAATCTATTATCGAATTCTCTTTTTGATATTTTTATCTTTTTATTAAACAGACAAACACCGTCATTATACTCACCGTTTTTAAAAACATGAGTATATTGGTCATCCCAAGTCGACGCGATATATGAATTTAAATTAAAATCATTTAAAATTAAATCGTCATAAACGATCCAAAACATTGTGGTAAAAGATTTTTGCTGAATTTGATCAATGGTTAAATTTTTTTCTAAACGTTGGGCATTAGGATACCGTGTCTTAACCGTGTCCCACTGTTTGCCCTCGTTTCCGAGAAAAAATATATCATACATTTTTAGTCTGCTGATAATATGTTAAACTTAAATTGATAGTTTCGTTGTATAAATCTAAGGTGTATCTGCTGCGTTGTGCATCTAGCCAAGGCCATTCTAATCCCAACTGGTGTTTAATTTTAGTGCCGAGATCTTGTGCATCTTCTTCTACAAATGTATGATTAATATTTTTTTCGTAGATATTTCTGAGGATTTCAAAATCACGGACATCAACATAATTCCAATCTGTACAGTTAGTCATCCATGTTCCCATGCGAGCGCCGAGTACAGCATATACTCCGTTTTCCTCATGCATGCCAACTGTGCTCCACATACGTAGTCTATGAATATTGTGCCACCAAACACGTTCTCGAATTTCCTGTGGCGGGACCTTTTCTCCGTCAAACAAGGTCATCTTAACACCTTCTCGGAATCCTGCTCTCCATGCTTGAAACGGTGAACCTGTGATAATGCTAGTGCTGTAAACACTAGGAAAATGATGATATCCATCTTCCCAACAAAAATCTACCTGTGCTCGATCACTTGTGGAATTTTCATGTGTTTTCATATCAAGCACAAACTGCTTGTTCCAGAGTTTCAAACCACCGTTGCCATATCTCAATCCATTGACATTGTTCTGGCCGCACCAACAATAGACCTGTGTTTTTGGATTGCTCATATCAATGTCTAGATTAAAAAATCTAGGATCTACAATATTATCAGCATCAACTGTGATAAACCAATCAGTTTCCGAAAGTTCCGCTGCGGCTTTGTGTGCGTGATCCGAGCCTTTTACTCCGTGTACACGTTTGGCCCAAGGCACTTTGTTACACAGATCAGCATAATGGAGATCTGCATTAGGTTCATCGTAGCTTAAAAATACTACGTCAAATTCTATTATTTTCATTTATACTCTATCGCATATTTTTTAAATAATCTTTTAGTGTATACACTAAATCTAGGGTAATTAATATTTTTAATTGTTATTGTTTTACCTACAAGTTCGTTAATAGTTATCGAAACTACCTGTAAAATTTCATTAGGATCATTATACCCAGTAATCAAAAAATCCATAATAGTATTACCATCCCAAACTATATTTCTAGGACCTCTTTGATTTTTATATTTTTTAGTCCCACCAAATTCAGCCGACAACTGTATTTTTAAAGTTTTATCTTTTTTACTGTAAGTCAAGTACATGTCAGGATCGGTCATGTCGGTGTATCCGACAGAAATGATTCTATGTAATACGTCGTCTAATTTATTTAGAGTTTGTATTTCAGCTATTTCTAATTTTCCTGAATTAATATCTATTAGACATTTTTCAATTTGTATTTCTGCTGAAATAATACTTTGTGCCAACTCACGATCTATTGTCACTTGATTGACTTGATCAGGAAATGCATAGTTGGGCCCTACACTCAGGACCTTACCAGTCAAAGGATCAAACACTGCGACATAAGTAACTTCTGGAGGTTTATATTCAGCTAACCATTTATCAAAATCTTCTATTGTTTCCATGCTATTTCCTCTAAAATATGAATTAGCTCTCTATCAATTTTATTTTTTTCTACATAGTGAACTATATCATTTTGTTGATAATTACCTATTTTTAATTGGCCTTGTTTATTGAGATAGAAACCAACATGATCACTCCATTTGTTTGCTGGCCACGGCCAATTCTGTATCATAGGTTTCATATGCACCAGTCTCGGAAATTCTAAAGGATAGGCAATGTCATCTGCGATATCTAGTAGTTGTGCAGCTAGAGCAAATGCTTCATCTGTGCCCATGATTTTTGGTTTATAAGCTGTTAGAAAAATATTTGCAAACTCCACAGGATGCTGTATAATGTCTCTACCAAGATCAAAAAAACTATTAACTATTGTTGCATCTTTGCGGAAAAAAGTCCACATAGAATATAGATCGGGCAAATTACTAGCATCAAAAGTTTTTCTATAACTTCGATCAGTTACTATATCACCCCTGTATGTGTAGACCTTATTGGCCACATATAAGTCACAATTTTCAACGAAATAATCTATCCAATGACTGTAGTCTCTGGTAAACAACATATCGACATCTAGACAAACTGTATGTTCAAAAGGCGACAACTGATCCATCCAAGATCTGCCATTCCAAAATGTCTGCTCATCCCAAGCAATTACATGATCAAAAACCCAAGGACTATTTAATTCATTGATTTTTTCTACATCATCTATTACCAATGCTACTTTATCGTATCCTGGTTTTTGCGTATTTTTTATACTAAGAGCAAGACCATATGCCAATTGCAGATAGTCAACAGTGTCGCTATGTGATACAATAAGCAAATATCCAAAATTCATATTAACTCCAACAACTGTTGTTGATTTCTAATAATGCTCTGCTTGTTCATAATATGGATATCAACTCCGGACATAGATGCAGCACAATAATTGCTGTCTAACTTATGATCTATCAAAAATGTTAGGCGTTGATCATTTACTTCATATAAAATATCTCTATCGAGCGCAGATAAAATAGGTGGTAATGTTCCTAGATTAGATTCGACATATCCATCTAATATGTGTTTGCTCACACTAAAAGCAATGTCATTTCGAAATTGTCGATGATCGAATCTAAATACATCAGCATAGTGTCTATAGTTTTCTTTAACGTGATTAACTGTATCAAAAAATAATCGTGTATTTTGATTTTTAGTGAACATCACTGTAGTAGCCCAATATAATTTCACGCCAGTGTCTGAAACGTGCCTATCAAGATATTTCATTCTATCTTGACTGTAGATATCATTTATAGATTCGCCTATTAATAAATCACAATCGATGTTCCAGTATTTGTTGAGAGCATCAGAAAATATTAAAAAGTCACTGTCTATCAATAGGGTTCTGTCATATGGAGTAAGACTCCAGGCAGTGTCTCGATTGACATTCACAAATGGTACTGTGCTGTTGTTCTCACCATCATATAGTCGTCTTTGATTGTTAGTAATAGGGCGATCAGCTACAATGATGTTTTCAAAAACTTTTTCAGCTAGGTGAAATATCTGTGACTGTTTCATCCATGATACGGTAGAGTCGTCGGTGACTAACGAGGCTGGCATAGACAAATGTTTTTTAGCTAGACCCGCGCTGATCACTGACAGTAGAGCATAGTCAACTGCACGAGTATTATGGGCGTAGATTAGTATGCCTTGAGTCATTTATCTAATAATCTTTCTACAGATCTACTTTTTTTAATATTCTGATAATGTTCAAAGTATTCGTTGGTAACTTGAAAGTATCTATCAAATATTTGATCACGAAACACTGTCAGGTCGTCTATAAGTATGGGATTTTGGTTGATATCTAATAACACTACTGAGTGTGTTCTACCTTTGGTAATTAATATTTCTACAAAAGTTAATAGATCTCTATCTATGCGAAAAATACCTCCGTTAGTACCATAAGTAAGTTTGGCTTCTGAACGTTCTTTGAGAGTTTTTTTCTGTATAGAAAAAGTCTGTTGATAATTAGCAAAATCCAAAGCTTTGGCGAAGTGTTCTTGCATGCGGTCTCCTAGATAAACTGTGTAGTTTATTTATTAGTTAGAGTTTACTGGAGAAAATTAACTGCCGGTAACGGCGCCGACGGTCACTGTGGGGTTAGTGACTGTGAATATTGCACTACTGGGAACCATTATACCAGTGGCAAACAACAAAGAGACTGACACTGTTAATGTGCCGTCAACTGTGTCTTCTGGAGCGATAGTACTCGGTGAATGAGGTGAAGTGGCGGGATCCACATATCCGTCGTTCCACAACACACGTATTTCTCCGGAAAGAGCAGTTCCTGTGCTATTATTGGTTACACCGCCTGTACATCTAGCTTGTAGTTGCCAATTATTCGAACCGTATGGACTAGAAGATGTGGCTGTATAGTACGTTTGAAATGCGTCTGTGACTCGATACCAATTTAAACCGTTACTAGGGGATGTGCCAGTACCAGGATTATTGCCACCAAAACTCTGTGTGCCTGCTGAACTCAACAATGACGTCCATGCAGTGTTTTGACTTGATGTTACGCCTCCGCTTCTTGACGAAGAAATGCGTATCTGTCCGCCACTGTTAAAAAAATATCTTGCTGCATTCGCAGTTGGAAACGAAAAAGGTATAGTGCAAGAACTTTGTGTAATCCACGAACCAGTTCTCGATGCCGAAACAGCAGTGGTTGTACCACTTTCTCCTCCAGCTATTCCGAATCTAGTTGTGGTGATAGTGTTAGCCCAATCATCATACTGTTTCTGAGGCACATCCAGTGTGCCAGTGTCAGGAGTAAATGATGTTGTGTATCTAACTGTATTACCTTCAGCTACCTGTGCTGTGGTAGGATTAACGCCGTTGATGTGCTTGTAGGCATTTATAATATCAAATCTTAAGTTAGCCCATTCATTGATGGTCACTTTAGTGCCTTCGGCCACAGCAACGCTGTTGATTCTGGCCTGTTGTCCGTACCCGGAATTTCCAGAACCGTTGCCTAGCACAGCAACTATCTTGTTCCTGATATCATTGTAATCTGCTTGTACGATTTTACTATTAACGGCTGGCATAGGGGTATTTATTCAATTAACTGCCCGAGATCACGCTAAGTGAGTAGCTGGGACTAGTTATTGCAAAAGTACCGCTGGGCTGTAAAAGCCCCGAAGCTTTGAGTTCCGATGCAGCTATGGTTAATGTTCCGTTGACTTGATCAATAGGAGGAATAGTACTTGGTGTGTGCGGAGAAGTTGCAGGATCAACATAGCTGTCAGTAAGCGTCACCCGTAAAAACAATTGTGTGGCTGTGCCTGTAGAATTATTCGACACGTTGGTACGTGCTTCTAACCGGTAATTATTACCGGAGTATTGATAAGCCGCGCTAACAGAAATTTGATCATAGATTTGAAAACTGTTAGTGAGAGTATAATAATTAACAACGCCTGTATCAGCTCCAAACGATCGTGTGCCTACGCTGGCTAAAAAATTAGTCCAGGTGTTTATCTGTAGAGTAGAAGACCCTCCACTCAGGGCGGTAGTAAATCGTACTTTACCGCCGCTGTTGAAAAAATATCTTGCTTGATCTGCTGTGGAGAATGTACAAGTCAAAGTAGCAGTTAACGACGTGGACCAGGGAGCAGTATAGGTCTGACTAGCCACTGAATTTACCACTGACTGACTACCTGCTATTTGGAATCGATTGGTTATAGCTGTTTCTAATAAGGTATCATAGTTTGTATTAGGAGCAGATGCACCGAAATTAATAGGATCTCCTACGTTTACATTAACTATTCCCGGTAAAACTCCGTCTTGATGTAATTTGATGTTAATTATATCAAACTTTATCAAATCCCATTGGGCCTTGGTTATGGTATTCCCAGTAAACACATCAGAACTCTGTACCGTCTGCCCATAACCTCTAGTTCCTGATCCTGCACCGATCAAGGATTCAGCTTTGTCCTGTATGGCCACATACTGCGCTGCAAGGATATTAGTCCCTTGAGTCATTATAGCACCAACGCTTCAATTATTTTAACACCCTCGTCATCGCTGGTTTCGAGAGCCACGGCAAACACTCTGCTAGAGTCCGAAGGTGCCATTATAGCACATCCGTGATCAGCAGCAATTAAATCTTGCCCTTTTTTAATTCGACCAATTACCTTAACTGGAACTCGACCTTTGAGAGCCACATATACTCCTCCTTCAAGATCTTTGTTCATCATAAATGCAGGATTATCGCTGATAACTCCTACGGCACGTTGATTTTGCGAACACGCAGTGATTTCTTTTTCTCCGCCGATCACCATAACTGTACCAACTTCGTATTCTCGGTCTGGAAGATATTTTTCAGCTAGGTCTGCATATCTTGCTGCTGTAGCTGTGCCGTTGAAGATGTTTGCAGTAATGTTAGCGCTGACATCTCTAGCAACAATACTATATGCTGTAGCTGTTAGCCTTGCTGTGCGATACTGTGTACTAGTTGTTCCGTCGGCCCATGTAGCATCCACTCGAGCATTTGTTCTATCAATGAAAGTTCTATCTACATTATCAGCTATACCAATAAACTGATTAGCCACAAGATTACCGCTGCTGTTACGTATAGCTACTGTAGCCACTGCTGCCGGCGGTACTAGCGGCCAAGTAGCACTGCTGTCTAGTCCGTTTAATTGTCCTGCATTAGCTGCGGTCGACGCTGATCCAATAACTGCACCAGTAAGTGTTCCTAATATGTTAGCTCCGGCAAACCCAATCTGTTTGGTAGTAGCATTGATGATTACATCGTTGTCGTTGGCCAGTACATTGCCTTTGTGACTACCGGTAGTGTTACCAGTAACATTACCCTCTAAATTTCCAGTGAAAGTGGTAGCGTATACATTACTCCAACGAGGTCCATCAACGCCTGGAAGGCCTAGTGTGTAGGCATTATTCGTGCCGGGAACTACTCCAGTTGGTGTAATGATTGCAACATCACGTTCGTCGGTGGTTTCAGTAACCGTAATTCTAAAAGTGATGTTATTGCCTAGGCGATTTTCTACAACCACCTCATCGCCATTTTCTACTCTAACTCGGAGATCGTTGCCGTCGCCTAGTTGAAATCCGGGATCTCTAAAGTCAACCTCAGATGTGAATGCTGTTTCACCAATCTTAAGATACTGATCGCTGGAAAATCCGCCTAGTTTATCTGAATTTGAAGATGTACCCCAGAATCTAAAATCGTCTGAACTTACGCCTGTTTGAGATTTAGCCAGTGTAATACCTTTCTTAATTACTGTAAAATCATCAATAGGATTTTTGGTATTGTCGAGAGTAAATGCTATTTTGCTGGCTATGGCCACAGTTTTGTCGTCTGTGATTACTTTGAGAACAGTATGTGGACCTTCAGCAGTGGTTAATGTGCCATACACTACTGCCGCAGAAATAATACTGTTGCCTAGATCAGGACTGGCTATAGGTCCCACTAGTGTGAATTCAGTACCTGTATAAGCGTATAATTGTTTTGCACCCGTGTCCCACCAAAAATCACCTGTGGACAATCCGCTAGGTGCTGATGCGCTGGCTTCAGCACCGCTGGCTACTTTGAATCTTGCACCATCATAATACTTTAATTTATTGGTAGAAGTATCAAACCAAATTTGGCCTGTGATTGATTTTGGAGGTGCTGTGGTATTTGCAAAATTTTCTAGAAGATGTAGAAAATTCTCATTTTGCACTTCACCGTAGCCTGCATAATTTTTACCAATAAATCTCAGGTCGGTGGTGGTGTCGATGGTGCCGTCTGCTACCGATGTTACAAACGCACCGCTAAATTTATCTACTTGATATGCCATATTAGTAACGATCCATGCTGTTATGTTTATTTATCTACTAGAGAACTATTAAATTCTACCAACAAATACTTCAATTATACCTTCTAAACCATCAAAATCTTCCAATGCCTTACCTATAATAGTCCCGAACTGAGGAGTATCTGTTGCTTTGGCAAATCCATCGCCTGCACTTATCAACATATTACCTTTGTAAATTTTACCTCTAACCTTACACGGTGCTCTACCTTGTATAGCAAGAGCTACTACATTTTTACCCTTGCATTCGGAATTCATTAGAAATGCTGGATTTGTGGAAACTACTCCTGCAATTTTGTTTGTTGAATCTTGTGCGATAGTGACCTCATATTCGCCACCAATTTGTAAAACAGTGCCGGGTTCGTATTCGGCATCGGCTAGGTAATTTTCTGCAAGATCAGCATAACGTGCAGATGTGGCTGTACCCATAAACAGTCCAGTAGTAACAATATCATTACTACCCATATCTAAGAACTTGTTCAATACCCATTTATTACCCGAACTAGAATATATCAACGAAGCTCCAGAACCGCTAATAAAAATGCCTGCACCGCTTGCCTCAGCGGAGGTTGCAGCTCCGCTGGCCAATGTTATTAATTTGTCTTCAATTGTTAGCTCTGTTGAATTTACTGCGGTAACATTACCTTGAACTGTTAAATTTCCAGTGACTATAAGATTGCCTGTGGCTGTGATATCTCCGTTGGGTACTGTAGGAGTTAAACTTACTACTGTAACGTCTGTGCCTATAAAATTGTTAGCATATATGCTGTTAAATTTATATCCTGTTATGCCAAGATTAGTTGTGTTATCGCCTATGATAGCGGGAGCGTTTGGTCCACCGAGGCTCAAGGAAGTTGTAGAATCAACAAAGTTAACATCTGGACCACTTGTGCCCATATCAAAATTTAAACGTCCTGTGTTTGATCTAATAGTAGGAGTAGCTGCGTCTACAAACAGTCTTAGAGTGCTGCCGCTGCCTACAGTGACACCGGTGTCTGCGACACTCAACGAATTTAATGTTCCTACTTGATTAAGAGATGAAAGTGTTACACCGCTGTTTAGAGTCGTGCCGGTGAGAGTGGCTGCGGCTGCTGTTACCGTGATATTATTAGTGCCATCGAAATTTACACCGTTGATGGTTTTTGCTGTGGCTAATCTAGTAGCGGTTGCTGCGTTACCTGTGAGCTGTGATCCAACAAATTGAGTAGCCTGTACGGTGTTGAACACACTGGTGCCACTGTTAGCAGTAACATTACCAGTAACATTGCCAACAAGATCTGCAGTGATAACACCAGCTGAAAACCCTCCTTGAGAGTTTCTTGCAACTACCTTGCCTATGCTGTTAGAAGATGTTGCATCCACACTCCATGTAGTTTCTGAACTGCCATCAAAATCTGAACCGAGAATATAAGTGCCTTTTTTCAGATAATTTGTCGTAGAGCTTTTGACAGTGATGTTTACGTCGCCGGTAAATGGTACACCGTTAATTAATCTTGCAGTCTGTAATTGAGTAGCTGTGGCTGCATTACCTGTGACACTGCCGTTGATTTTAGCTGTGGTAGATAGATTTATACCAACTTGTAAATTATTTTCAAAGCCTGCAATACTATTACCACTGTTAATTGTAAAGGCTGCGCTGGTACATATAGCCAAAGCAACACCGTTGGTTTCTAAAAATATCACAGGTCGAGCAGTACCATTGACATCATTTATGGTCGTTGATCTTGCTTTAGTAGAGGCAAATCCTTCCGCTGCTTCAGGGCCTATCAATCTCCACTCAGTGCCGGTATAGGTAAAAAGTTGATTTATTGGAGTTTTTAACCACAATGCCCCTGTATTGGTATTAGGCGGTTCAGTGGCACTGACTACTGCTGAACCGAGAGGATTCCATTGTGTGCCGTCATAGGCGTAGGCAGTGTTGTCTGTGGTGTTGAACCAAATCTGTCCAGTAATTGGTCTCGAAGGAGGAGCTGTGTTGGCAAAGTTTTCTAAGAGAAACACAAAATTTTCATTCTGTGTTTCACCATAACCTACATAGTTTCTACCTACTAATCCTACACTGGTGGAAGTATCTATGGTACCATCGTCTAACACCACTAACTGTGTGCCATTGAATCGATTGATAATATACGACATTTAATTCGCTCCTAGTTCTTTTATGGAGGCAACACTGTGTCAGACTGCCATGCCCATACACCGCCTACTATTTGAAACAGTTTGATAATTCTTGTCACAGACACACTGGATGCTGAAATAGTGGCTGTAGGAAAGCTGATGTTTGTTAATGCCAGACCAGTAGCTCCAAGACCGTCTGTCTGGAATGACGCAGTTGAAAATGCAGGAGGTAGAGAATTAATATCTAGACTTTGTGCATTATTGCTGATCAGGTTACACAATAGTCTTGCATATGTGCCTGCGCGATATTCAGCGACTGGAGCAAGATTGTTTAATATATTGGCAATTATATAAGTATTGGATTTACCATCAGATAGATCGATACTGAGAATCACAGGTCTCGATTCTATTCTGTTATCAGTGTATTCTTTGGTCGCAGCATCTTGAGCAACTGTAGGGTCAGCCATGCCTGTGATTTTTGGAGAACCTATCAGTGCCACATTGCCGGATCCGTCTGGCTCTAATTCAATGTCAAAATTAGACGACACAGTGCTGATTCTGTGATTTTCCAATCTCATTTGTGTGACTGGTGGAACACCCGGACCTACGTTTAATACGTTTTGTGTACCAAAGGCGGTTACACCTGGGATGCTGGTAATTGCAGATCCCAGACTGTTGCCATCTATGACTTTGGTACCGCCTATGTATACTGCTTTGCCGGCTGCTAGATTCAGTGTTTCTGATATATCTAACCAATTGCTGGCATTACTATAAGCAATGGTTTTATCAGTCCCGCCTTTGATAGTTATACCTGCGCCGTCTGCTGTGGTATTAGTAGGACTGCTCACATTGGCAATAATAACATTTTTATCTTCTACTGTAAAGACGCTGGTGTTTAATGTAGTAGTAGTCCCTTCTACTGTAAGGTCTCCTGTTACCACAAGACTACCCCCAGTGGTTATTACACTGTCTGTGAAGGACGGATACAGTCCTATGGTTCGAGCAGCAGTATTAATAACTATGGCGTTTTCTTGATTAATACCTTTACGCACGTTTAATAAAAGGTTCTTATCAGCAGCAGCGTTAGAAACAAACACGTCGCCACCGTCGACAAAAAGATTAGCTTGGCCTGCTGATCCTACCACAAGCCTACCGGTTATCTGGAGCTGTCCGTCGATAGCGTTAGAAGTATCTGTTCTCACATATGTAGTAGCCAGTGCACCTCCAAGTCTTTCACTGTTAGTGCAGGTCACTGCAAATTTCAATCCTGCCAATGTGCCTGCGTTAAATCCCGGCTGTATGCTTCCAGAAAATCCTATGATTTCTATCTTTGGAGTAAAACTGTCTTTAGCAAAAATACCCAGCAGTATACCATTGTTGTACAGAGAAGTTATAATTTTGGTTTGATTAAGTGTATCTAAAATGCTTTCGACTTTCAACCCACTCAACCCTTGTATGGCACTGTAGGCCGGTGCCAATAGTATCGCTGTGGTTCCGTCAAAGAAATACAACTGTTGCGCAGTGTTGTCAAACCATAGATCACCTATGGCCAATGTTGACGGTTGGGTACTAGATATTGTTGCTGAACTAACTGGTACAAAATCAAAACCGTTATATATTTTAAGTTTTGATTCACTAGCATCAAACCATAATTGTCCTTTGATAGGGTTTAATGGTGAGGTGGTGTTGGCAAAATTTTCCAATAATTTCACAAGATTTTCGTTGAATGCTTCGCCGAACCCGCTATAGTTTTTTCCGATCAATGTTAGATCAGTAGATAAATTGTCTATTTGTCCATCAGCAACTGTTGCTACTATAGTACCGTCTGTTTTGTTTATCTGGTATGCCATTTGTAATTTCCGTTTAGAAAGCCGGAGGTCCGGATCTGATTATATAATTTATGGTTAGAAAAGGATTCATCAGACCCACAGCAGTGCCGAGTGTAACTCCTACTGGTTTCTTAACTCCGCCCGAATCCTTGAGATACTGTGCCTGTCCTGGAGCAGTTGGACCTAACCCAGAGGTAGCCAACGGATCAAGAGTGGTTGTTACTGCCACTGCAGAATAATCTTGTGTAGCTGTTCGCAGTGTGTGACTGTGCTCTGGTAGATTAGCCAGTGTTAAACTCACTGAACTTTGTCCAGCTGATCCTGCAATCACAGTGGCCTGCACGTCAGCTACTCTGCCTGCTGTACCGCCACCGGCATCTACATATCCCCCTGTGGCAACTGGTATGGTGCCAGCGTTGTCCATATTGTCTTTGCCTAGAGGAAATCTTCCTCTAAGATCCGGTAATCGAAAAGTATTGACACCAGTCAACGCCGAAGCACCGTTGTAAAACACACCTATAATGTCGAATAAATCTCCAAACTTAGTTCGTTCAATTTCGGATCCGTCACAGAACAGATATCCATCTGGTGCAGTGGTTCCTGCATAGGGAAGTATAGCGCCTATAGGTACTGCAAGGTCTGCCATAAAAGCTTCTCTAGTCTGTTTGAGCAAGCCAGAACTAGACAGTGCCGCTTCACTGGGTCTATAGGTTAATACAAAATCTCCCTTTTTGCTTTTGTTTGGAGAGGGAGCGGATTTAGATGAAATAATATTTGAACTCAATGTACAATTAAATATTTTAGTGGCGGCGCCAATTTGTCCGTCAAATTGTACAGCAGGCGATATCACATCTCCCGCAAGTTGAAAACTGGTTATAGTGGATAGTGCTGTGGCAGTATTGGCATTCCCGCTGATGTTTCCCTCTAATACACCTTGCAGTGTATCTGCAATCACAGTCTTGGCTCTCACAGCATTCCATCGTCTCAAACTAGTTCCAAGATCGTAAGTATTTGTGGTTTTAGGCTGTATATTGTTTGTCTGTAGTGTGCCTGTAACATCTATACCACTGCCTACTATGAGGTTCTTGGTAATGGACATGCCGCCTGTGGTTCTGATACTGCCGTTGCTGAAATTAGTGCTTTCAGTTGTGTTGTTAACTATCAATGACCCGGAAAACACTGCACTGCCGTCAACATCTAGTGCTTGAGCAGGATTAGATTGATTAATGCCTACTTTGTTATCAATTACCTTGATGATCGTAGAAGGTATACCATTTCTATTGGTCTGTATGTCTATAGAACTACCGGCTGCAGAATTATAAATTTTAGCCGCAGTAGCAGAAGCAGACAAACTAAATGCACCGTCTATGCCTACGGTGATACCGTTGTTGTTTCTTACATTTAATCCAAAATCTGTGGTGTTTATTACATCGGTTCTGAGAAATTTTCCAGCTTCGACTTCAATGC